GATCCCGATGGTGTAATAAGTATATGTGACACGAAAGACAGAGGAACGGACTACGCATTTATGCCTGTTGCATACATATATGGCAACGAATACTATATTGACGATTGTGTATGTGATAACGGACTGCCAAATATTGTAGAGCCGAGAATAGTAAACTGTCTGCTAAAAAACAAGGTACAGATGTCGAGGTTTGAGCATAATAATGCCGGTGGTAGAGTTGCAAAAGATGTTCAGGAGGAAGTGAAAAAAAGAGGTGGTATCACGAAGATCACCACTAAATTCACAACAAGTAACAAAGAAACAAAAATCATTCTATCGAGTGCATGGGTTAAGGAACATTGTTTGTTTAAAGACAAAACGTTGTATAAGAAAAAAGACGATTACGGCAAAATGATGGATATGCTATGTTCGTACACTGTAGCCGGAAAGAACAAGCACGATGATATTCCTGACGGGTTTGCTATGCTGTCAGAATATGCACAGTCACTTACGGGTAATAAAGTAGAAATATTCAATAGGTTTATTTAAAATTTGTTTATTATAGTTAAAAATAATGCAAAAAATATATAGTTTTTGTATAAAAGTATTGACTTTTTTGCCAATTTGTGGTATAATATAGGTACAATCAAAGATATAGTGCTTCATCTCCTTTCGCCGCCGTATCTCCGAGGCGGGCAATATCGGAGAACTCCTTTTGACGAGGGGGTACATATATGGTAAAGAGGAAGATATATTGTCCTAAGTGTGGAAAATGGTTATTCTCAGCCGATAACGAAACGGTGGGAATAATTTATATGTGGTGCCGACAATGTAAAAGAGAGAAGAAAATAGTTATCAAATGAGCCATTGAGCCGATTACTACTAATAGTGTAATTGGCTCAATTTTTTTGTTTTAGGAGTTTTGCAGATGGTATTAAAAGGTCGTAGAGAAATCTTTACAGATGTCAAAGAAATAACAAAAGAGAATATTTGTGAAGTGATGGACGAAGCTTTTAGTATTCATCTTCTGAATGCTTCGGAGATCAAATACTTACAAGAGTATGAGCGCGGTGTACAACCTATACAAAATAGGGTTAAGGAAATTAGACCTGAAATAAATTATAAGGTTGTAGAAAATCACGCTGCCGAAATAACCGCCTTTAAAGTGGGGTATGTATTTGGCTCACCTATCACATTTGTTCAGAGAGCAAGTAACGATATTTACGGAAATAACGGAAATATTGACGATAAGAAAATATCAATTCTCAACGAAATGATGTTTGAGGAAGGCAAGATAACACAAGACCAAGCATTAGGCAAGGATTTGGCAGTTACCGGACTTGGTTATCGTATTGTTCTGCCTAAAAAGAACGTAACGGGTGTATCGGTGTTTGATATGCTCCGTTTGAATCCCAATAACGCATTTGTAATTAAGTTTAATGACATATACAAAAGAACGGCTGTGGGTGTTTCGTATGTGATGTTGACGGACGGAACGATAAAAGCAGGCGCATATACAGACAAGTATTACTTTGAACTTGAAGGAAGTGGCACGGGATCATTTAAGCTTCTTAGCACAGATGTAAATATGATTGGCATGGTGCCGATTATCGAGTATCGCTATGACGAAGAAAGAATGTGCTGCTTTGAAAGAGTTGTTTCGCTACTTGATGCGCTGAATGAAGCGACATCAGACAGATTAAACGGCTTGGCACAGTTTGTACAGTCAATCTTGTGGATGAATAACTGTGAGATTGATAATGAGCAAATGGAGCAGCTTAAAGATAAATTAGGATTGCTAACTAAAAGTGAGCCAGGCAATCCTGCAAGTGTTCAGTATCTTACAGCAACACTTGATCAGACACAGACACAAACACTTGTTGATTATTTATATGAGCAAATATTACAGATAGCGGGTGTTCCCGGCAGAGAGCAAAGCACGGGTGGCAATACCGGACAAGCTATTATGCTCAGTAACGGTTGGCAGATAGCTGAAAATCACGCAAGAACAACGGTACAGACCTTTATTTCAAGTGAAATTGAAATGCTAAAGGTTGTGTTAAAGATATTCAGTTTACAAGCCGAAACGCCTAACGAGGTTACAAATCTCAAAATATCTGATATTGATGTTAAGTTTGCACGTAACCGTACAGACAGCTTGCTCGTTAAGACACAAGGACTTATGAATCAGTTGCAGGCAGGTATTCATCCGCTGATAGCAATATCGAACTGTGACTTGTATTCCGACCCTCAGAGTGTATGGAACGACTCAAAAAAATATATGTCTAAGTGGCTCTATGATGCGGAGGAGGATGATATAGATGTCGAGGAAACCGTATCAAATAGCAGACGAAGCGGCGGCGAGGATAACATCGAAGATACATCGACAATTTAGGCATAACCGTCTTGCGTTGTTCGATGAAATGAATGTTATACAAATTAAAAAGCACATTGATAAGCTTTATAAAGCTATATACAAAGACATAAAATCCGAGTTTACAGCAATATTAAATCCCATTTATGAGGAAATATACGATGAAGCCGTTGATTTAGGTTTTGACGGTGACATAAGAAATTTAGACGAAGCTTGGGTTGAAGAATTTTTCGATGAATACAATCCGGTAACAAAGTATGTATTCAGCAACGAAATAGACCGTAAGAAATCACGATTATTTGAATCGTTGGTAGCAAGTGCGGTCGAGCGTACACAAAGCTACAAAACGGCAGAAAAGTTGATTGTAAATCAAATTAAGCAATATGCCGTTGATCTTGAAGATGCTATTGCAAAAGTTGTGTATGAAGATACCGGAGTAACATGGCTGCAATGGGTAGCCGAAGATGATCACAAGACTTGTGGAGATTGCAAGGAACTTGACGGACAGATTTTTAAATTGAAAGACGTACCGCCCAAACAACACTATCAGTGTAGGTGCGTTACGATCCCAATTAAAAAATAAAGTGGCAGAGAAGCCGTAAATCGCAAAAAAAAGAAGCTGAGAGAACAGCTATAAAAACGCAGGAGGTAACATATGGCAGATTTGAAATCATTACTTGGTGACAAGTACAACGAGGGCATGACTATCGAGGATATTTTATCACTTGAAGTCGAAGAACCCAAAGCTGATACATCAGCTTATGACAACCTTAAAAAGAGGTTTGACGAGGTTGCAAGTGAGGCGGCATCTTATAAAAAACAGATAAGAGCCACAATGACAGAGGCAGAACAAAAAGCGGCTGCCGATGCAGAGGAACTTGCAAAAATTATTGCAGAACGCGATCAATTAAAACAAGAAAAAGCAATAGCCGAAAATGCTAAAGGACTTGTTGCTATTGGGTATGATGAAAGTCTTGCCTCAGAAGTCGCAACGGCTCTCTATAACGGAGATGCAGCAACCGTAATAAAAAGCATAGGCAAAGTTGTGGAGACACAGAAAAAGGTTGCTATTTCGGATGCGGTTAAAGAAACACCCGTACCGCCTGCATCGGGAACAAGTGATACGGTAATGACAAAGGAAACATTGAGAAAAATGTCTCCCGCCGAAAGATTTGAATTTTCGCAGAAAAATCCCGAAGAATATAAACGTATTTATAACGGAGGATAATTATTATGGCAAACACAGTCTATGAAAACTTTTATCTCTCAAATGAGGTAGAGGATCAGTTTAATTCGCACGTTGACCTTGCACAGTTTTGTACTGTAGATAATACCCTTCAGGGCACAGCCGGAATGAAGCGTATTATCAACGTATACAGTGCAACTAATGGTACTGAAAAGCTTGCTATGGGCGAAGGAAATACTAAGAAGATTTCGGTTTCTCACGAACCTAAAGAGTATGAAATTCTCCTTGCTCAGAACCTATTTGAGTATTATGACGAGGAGGCAATGAAAGATCCTATGCTCGTCCCCACCGGAACAAGGCACATGGGAACTGACATGTTCAACACCGTAAATGCTGATGTATTTGCAGAGTTTAATAAAGCAACGCTTACTACAACACCCGCCGCTTTTGACTTTGCGGCATTTGTTGATGCTCAGGCAGAACTTGCTCTTGAAAACCTTGAAGGCGTTTCAATGTTCGGCTTTGTTCATCCTGACGATATGGCAGCTATTCGAAAGGCTCTTAAGGATGATCTTAAGTATGTTGAGGCGTTTGCAAAACAGGGGTATGTGGGTACTGTTGCTGGTATCAACCTTTACACTAAGAAAGACGCAGATCAAGGAACTGTAATTATCGGTACTAAAGATGCCGTAACCATGTTTATTAAGAAAGGTACGGAAATTGAGCAACCTCCGCGTGGCTCTGAGGATGCTAATATCCGTAAGAACACCATTATTTCAAGAAAATATTACCTTGCTGCTCTTACAGATGCAACAAAGGTTGTAAAGATGGTTAAAGCCGGAGCCTAAATATTAAAGGAGGTTTGACAGAATGACTCAGCTTGAACGCTTGAAAATAAGAATCACAGAAGATGTTGCTGATAGTGAATTGGAAGATATATTGGAGAGCGCAAAGGCGGTCATTCTGTCAAGACGTTATCCTTTTGGTGAACAGCCTACAGAGATCGAAGCAAAGTATCAGGACTTGCAAATTCGTATAGCTGTAGAAATGTTCAATAAACGCGGTGCAGAAGGCGAAACAGCACATTCAGAAAATGGTGTGAGCCGTAGCTATTCAAGCGCAAATGTTTCTGAGGAACTATTAAGAGAGATTACACCAAAGGTTGGTGTTGTATGAGAGATTTAAAACGTAATCAACAAACGATTTGGTATTCCCTTCTTAATGTTACCGAAGAAAAAGACGAGTGGGGTAACACCTACGACGTGAAAAGTTATGGCGAACCCATTGAATGTAAAATAACACTTTCTGCAAATAAAGGCGAAATATCGGCGCAAGCTTTTGGTGCTGATTTGCAATATGACCGCGAAATGTCAACACACGATATGAATTGTCCGATAGATGAATACAGCCATTTGTGGATAGACGGCAGAGATACCGACCAAACCCACAACTACATAGTAAAGGCTGTTAGTAAATCCCTAAATTGTATCAGATATGCAATTGAAAGGGTGAATGTATCGTGAAAAACATAACTGTGAGACTTGATCCTAAAAGTGTTGACAATGCAATTAAAGAACTTGAACAGTACAAGAAGGACATCGAACAAAAAGCGCGATTGTTGGTAGAACGATTAATTGATTACGGTGCAGATATTGCACGAATAAAAATCGTGAATTTAGGTGCCGTATATTCAGGTGAATTGCTTTCCGGTGTAGACGGTTATTTCTCTCCCCTGCTAAATGCGGGGTATGTGAGAGTAACAAGCGATCACGTTGCTTTTGTGGAATTTGGTACGGGTGTTGTAGGACAGCAAAGTCCTCATACCAACGGCGAATATCTTTCCAAAGCATCATGGGGATATGCAACCGGACAAAAAATATTCACCACAAAAGACGGTAAAGTTGGTTGGATATATCCTACTGATGATGGTGGATTTAGATTTACCGAGGGCATGAAAAGCAGACCGTTTATGT